TGCTACGTTGCTTAGTCTGGCAAGAACAGATTGTAGGATTTTCTTTTTGTTATCGTCCATAAGACTATCTTAATCAAGTTGCTATGGAGGTTTTCAACAAGTTAGGCGAATGAGGAATAGCGCTTCATTAGATCCTCATAATTCTGTTGGGGATTAGCGTATCCTGTCATATATTCGTCATCTTTTACTCCCGTCATCATAGAGCTTTGATTAGCTTGTGGAGTAGTACCCAATGTTAGATTGGTATTGTAGCTTGTTGGTACTGCACTTTGTAAATTACTTTGTGCAGTCGCTCCCTGTTGGACTGACTGTCCAAATGATTGCATTGCTGTATTGAGCTCAGACTCAGCCTGTTGTTTGAGAACATCAATACTCTTTTGACCTTCAGCTTTTGCTAAATCAATCTGGAAAATCTGATTACGCATATCTTGTAGAGCTTGTAGTTTGGCATTAGCCTTATCCTCTACAGCACCAGCTTTGAGTCTGTCAATCTCTAACAGTTGATTTTGGAAGTTTCTACGCACATCATTCTTAGCTGTTAAGACCTTAGTTTCCAAAGCCTGCACTGATGACCGCCACCTCTCATTAAGATTGGTTCTAGCTCCCTCAATCTGTTGGGTAAACATTTCAAATTCTTTTTGCACATCGGCACGGTTACGTTGTAACTCCCGACCTGATAATGCTTGATAAGCCTCACCTGCGGAAGACGCACCACCAAATCTCTGTTGTCCGCCTGTTACCAACTCATTATATAGTCGTCTAGCAGCATTCCAAGCGTCTTCTTTGCGAGCCTCACCCTCGCCGTATTGTCTGGTTAAATCTCTTTCACTAGCGGCCTTCTCAGTTTCCATTGATGTTCTAGTGGCCGCTGCTTCTTTATCCATATCTGATAATACTTCTGGTAGCTGACTGTTTATTCTATCGGCAGCTTGGTTTAAATAGCCCATCCTTGCGCCAAATGCCTCTTCTATCGCTGCCATAAACGGATCGGGTCCACTACCACCACCGCTACTGCCTCCACTGCTACCACCTGTACCGCCAGTACCTCCAGTCCCACTTGTACTACTAGAGCCACCAATTTGAGGCAACCCTTGTGCATTTACAGGAACACCACCACGACTGGCTACAGGGACAAAATTATATGTTTGTGAACCCTTATAATTAGCATATCTAGGATCATTCATACTTGAACCCCATACTGTAGCCATTTATTTTTAAGTTAATTTATAAATGTATTTTAATCTAACCTATTATGCAAATATGTAAAAGGAGGTTTGCAAATGTTTTTATACTCTCTGTGAACTTGCTAACGATCCTCTTGACATCTTGGCGGCTGTTACCTTAGCCTCTAACAACTCAAAGTTGGAGTTAGCTGCACTTGTAGTCACCTCAATTTGTAATATTCTGCATTGCTTAAAGATTGTTGCCCATCTGGTTATCTCCTCACCCGAGACTACTGCTGTTGATCCGGAAGAGTTACCCCAGCCAATAGTTCCCCACGTTCCTGTTAATCCCCAACCGGTCATACCACTAATCTCTGAGCCAGTAATAGTAAAGGTCTTAACAACAGATGTTTCTCCCTGCCTATCCTCAACGATTAAGTTAACTGTAGTCGTTCCTTTAATGTTTCTAAACAAAATATAAAAGAACTGTATTATGCTAAGAACTGTCCAGTCCTTAAAGTATGTTTTCTTAGTTCTAATAGTCTTAGTAATTGATGCTCCGTCGTCTGAGTCAATAGAGCTGTCAAACTCATATACTTGGTTTGATGAGTAGCTTCCCAATACCCACCTCTCTGTACCGGTGCTATCAGTATACTTATACATCCTAGAAATGCCAAATGGTAGCTTCCACGGACCTAACCAAGCTCCACGTTCTCGGTCATAAACTATCATTTCCTTACGCTGTGGGAATGAAAGTATGTATTTTTTATCAACATACATTGCACAGGCGGTTGTATAGTCTGTATCATTAAGTAAGTCCAAATAAGGGCGCATTTTGGCACTTATCTCATTGGTCCGAATAATGTTTAAGAAGTTTGGCTCATACCCTGTTACATAAAGTCCCTCACGACCAAAGTAGAAAGTATCATTCTCAACAGTTTGGATAGTATCTTGTCCTGAACACCCTACGGCAGTTGACACTGGAACGTATTGTGGATCTAAGACTGAGAAGTTTCCTATACTAACAAGTGACAACTCAACTAGATAAGAAGCGAAGTTTTTATATACAACAATTCTGTCGGCAATGGGTTGAATAGCAATCCCTGTTATATTGTCTCCGCTATCTGGATCAACATAAATATACCCTCCACCATCTAACCAAGAGAACTTTGTATGGTTTGGATAACGCCCAGAAATCATTAGTTTATTAGGATCGTCTTGTGGCACAACAATCAACCGATCTTTATACTTAGCAATAAAATTGCTCTTAACTCCACCCGTTGTGTTAGTTAGTGGTACTTCAACAATCTCTGAGGCATCGCTTCCCCCATCCACATATTTAGTAGATTCTGGACCAACTGAGGCAAGTAAAGTTTCGTCTCCTGATCTACCTCTGTAAATCTCATATCCTGATAGTGTAGCAGCAGATGGGGCAGTCCAGAACAAGTGAACAGTTGTTTGTGTTAGGTCTGATGGTAAGTTAGGGAGTACATAATTAGTAGACCCAGTTGTTTGCCCTCCGTTAGCACCAATGGCAACTACCTGGTAAGAAATGCTTTTGGGACCAGTTGCCCCTGAAAAGTTAGTGGCTGCAACTCCTGTTGGGGCTGCTATTTGGCTTGACACTACTAGAGAACTACCATCGTAGGTAGTAAACTCTGCGTCCTCACTAACAATATAAGTCTTTCCCCCTAATTGTTCTGTTCTAATTGTAGATCCTGATGGCCAAGATTGACCGCTAATAGCAGTTGATGAAAGTCCATTTTTCTTAACTAAATATCCCTCGTCAGATAGCGAGATGATCTCATTAGTAGTTCCGGCATTGTTTTTATATGTTCCAAAGCCCCTAATTGAGCCCGTAGCGTTTACAGTAAAATATTTAAGTGTTCCCCACCTTCCAGTAGGGACTCCTTTACCTGTAAGCAACACATTATCAGCAACCGCCATCTCTTCATTATCCAGCTCGGTAGCTCTAAGAATTAAATTAAGACCTTTGCGGAAAGATGACCAGCTTTCTGTTACTGTCTGTGCTGGCTTGTATTTTGCTTTACGCCTGTTAATTGTGACCATAACATACCTTAACTAAGATTTTTTAATGGATTGGTAAAAGTCATTTTTGTTGACTTTCCACCTGGTACGCTTCCCTTCATTCCTCTGCCTAGCATATTAGACAACTGTTGCTCTTCTCTCTCCTTAGCAATTTGGAATCTGTCATCAGATCTTGAGTAAAGAACATAAGATTCTATTGCTCTAACAACATACTGTGGATCTGATAACTCACACACATCTGTTAGAGTAAGCATTCCCGATGGGTAGCGCTGGTATACTATTGATAGATTATTACTAGGAGTAATTCCGTTAAATATAGCTTTATATCCGTCTCTAGGATTGCCTAAAACATAACAGTACTTATCGCTTGTTGAGTATTGATATTTCTGTTCAACTTCAATTACTGGATACTCTGTCCAACCACCGCTTTCCCAAAGTTGAGGGTTCTCTTGCATCTCTCTAAAATCAGTTGGAAGTGAGATTGTGGCAAGCGTTGAGGCAGTAGTTAGAAACTCCCGTTTAAATTCTTTAAGTTGAGCTAGTGCTGAGGCATCCCAAATAGCTTGGTCTGCATAATTACTTCGTGTTAGTAACTCATCGCCTGATGGACTAGCATTCTCTAAATCAAGCACACTATTAGCATCACGGAGGATTTTATCAAGTGTTTTCATACCTCTATTATGTAGAAGTTACAATGGAGGTTTTCAACTGTAAGATAAAGAGGCACGATTATCCCAAATATTGTCGTAGTTATCGTTTCCGTCAGCCCATACTGGTACTTTTTGATCGTTCTCGTCAGTTGTATCTATTTTCTTTATCTGCCACCTATCGTCTGCTGTTCCCTCTACTGTGTCAGAGCCTGGTCTTGCCTTTCCTATATATGTTACGGTTGCTGAGACAACGTCTATTTTAGAGGTAAGTGCAGGTTTATCTGTGTACTTAAATCCCTGATCACTGCTAATTCCCCCAGCTCTTCCGTGTTCTGCCATATCAATAACACTACCCTCTGTTGGACCTTTACGACCAAAAAGCTGTTTGTGTAGCTCTGTAATTGAAATACTACTCATCTTTTTCTCCTCTTAGAAAGTGTTGTTTTTGCTCTTCTATCGCTCTTCCCTGTAAATACAGTTTAGCGTAGATGTGCAAATAATTTATAAGTTTCTCACCCATTGGCGGTGTACCTAACTTGTTCTCTAAGCTCCTCAATGCCCACTTTAAGCCATCTGGAGTGTGGTCATCTGTTTTTAGTTTAGCGTACTTAATAAGTATGTCCATCTTACCCTGATACTTAGATAACTCTGATGGTTTAATATCAAACAGTTGGGCAACTCTCTCAGCTAGTAGCTCACCCTCTGGAATAACTACTGCTGGGGTAGTATCGCTTTGTACTGTAGGCTTTACTTCCTCTCCTTTGCTATCAACAATCTTAATTTCTGCCATACTCAAATATAACTAAACTTATATAGAGGTTTTCAAACTCCAATCAACTGTTGGGGCTATAAACTCGGTTTCGGTATGAGTTGCTAAGCTAGGCATTGCCGCAAACAATGGTATTCTGCTTGTTATATTAACCCACATTGGATGGTCCGCCCAACCATACTCTTTCATAGTATTAGCTTCGCTTCTTAACGCTTTGTACTGTCCAGCAAAGGTTAGTGTTGTTGAGATAACCGATTGCCAATGATAATTGCCCCAAAGTTTTACCTCTCTTTTGTAGTTATGGGCCTCCTCTGTATAGTATCCTGGGTGATCATAAGGTGTAAGAAAAAACCCTTTCGGTAATGAGTGCTTAGTTAGAGTTTCGTATATTACCTCTCCGGCGTTCTCTTTGAATAAGTAGTCATCCTCTATAAACATAAAGTCTTGTCCCCTACTCAAGACTAAATCAATCTGATTATGGAATGACTTAGTATTGCCCTCGTCAAAGCCACCATAGAATGTCTCCATTACTTCAAAGCCGGAAAATATCTTTCTAAACTTAGCTGTTGGTTTATCTAATAAAATAACAACAGAGGCATCAATATCCTTAAAAGCTCTTAAAAAAGAGCCAAAGCATAAATTAACCAGATCATACTTATCGGCTAATATTTTCTTTTTAGCTGTATTTCCAATACTACAGGCTCTATATACTATGAACATTGCCTTTGTATCCTAAAACTTCCTTAGCTTTATTAACCGAGATTAACGGCTCATCACCTGATTTAAGTTTTATTTCAGCATCTGGATAATTTTCTCTAGCAAATGCTATTGTATCTGGGCAAAACTTGTTTGTATGAGCATCCCCAGCATTGAACACATCCGACTTTCCTTCATACTCAGAAGCTAAGCGTAATAATTCTATAAGATTGTCCTTCATAACATGAGCAAACAAGTGTCCTGGAAAAACTGCTTTATCTAAATCTATCAGTCCTGGTGCTTCTAGCCTAAATATATATGCCTTGATCCCGTCTAGGTTAGTAAGATAATCCTCACAAGCTAACTTAGTTTTGTCGTATGTGGTTAGATTTTCCTTGTTTATCGGGTGTTGCTCGTCTATGGGTAAATACTTAACAAAAGGTTTACCTGTTGAGAACCCGTATACACCGCCTGATGACATAAAGATAATCTTCTTTACACCAGCTTTCTCCATACACTCAACGACCTGTTTAGTTCCTTCATAATTCATGTGCCAATACTCCTCATCAGGAATTTCTGTGCCGTCTGCGTGTTTCATGTACGGGTGTGCATAAGCTGCTAAGTGAACTACCAAATCCTTACCTTTCATTCTCTCAATTAGCTTTTTAGTATCCCAAATATCATCACCATTACTTTTTGAATAACCATCACACTCGAAAGCCTCTTTTACGATTTGTCCAACCTCACCTGTCATTCCTGTAACTAACGCTTTTACCATTTTTTCACCATCTCCTTCCACTCTTTTCTCCGTCTTCTAAAAAGTTCCCAATATGGATTAGATAGGTCCCCTTGGGAGAGCTCCTCGTTTAACTTCAGTCCTTTAGCTTCTTTAATTATATTGTTGTAAACATTAGAAGCCCGTTTGTGATGAACACTTGAATATCCTGAAACAACACCCCAACCCAAGCGGTCAAAATCTCGTTTCATCTCTATTCCTCCCCAAATGTCAGCGAAGCGGTCTAATCCTACTCTTGGTCCCATTGGTGCTTGGTAAACATAAGGGAGTGCCTCACGTCTAAAGGCAAAGTTCATTGCACACAGTGGAAATAGTACACCTTTAGGGATTGCTCCCTTATAGAAATGTAGTGGTTTGGTGCTTGTTCTGGTGAGTTGAGTGGGTGCATCCCAATCAGGAACTCCCTCCCATACTCCATGTGAGAGCATAACTGGGGCTTCATTTCTAATTCCATAAGGAAAACCCCTAGTGTATTCAGAGGCGGTACTCATCCAATTCAAAGGTACACGCATATTAAGAGCATCTATATGGTCTTGGATTGTGTCGCCCAATGGTTCAACGTCGTCGTCAAGTGAAAGAATGTAATCCGAATCTGAATATTTAGCCGCAACAGCAAACCCTAAGTTTCTAACTCCGTCATTGAAGTTATAGATAAGATCGCTATTCTTGTCCATTACCTCCTTTAACTCAATCTTTAGCGTATCAAACTCAATATAAGGTTTCTTTCCGTCTACCACCACAATTACTAGAACATTGTGTTTAGTAAAAAGTGGTTGCCAAGCACGTTTGAAGTCTTTTAGTTTATTAGGTCTGATTGTTGGAACAACTACTGTAATCATGGAATAATTTTATACTTATTAAAGGGGTGGTTTTCCATTACTTTTGGTAACTTACTAGGCATAATGTCTGACCAATCCTGACCCGTTGGTGCTATAGCTAGCTTACCAGGCTTCCACCTCATAAAGATATCAAACCAATTTTCTACAACCTCAGCATTATGCCCCCAATACTTAACCTTCTCCTTAATTAGCTTGGAGGGGTAAGCATAACCGAAATGATGATAAAAACAGTCCGGAATGCTAAAAGTCTTAATATTATCCCCAAAGTGTCTTATCCAATAGTGTTTAACTTTAGGAGTTACTCTAGCTAGTATGTTGACTACAGCAGTTTTATCCCAAAAACAAGAGTGCAGTGTCCGATAGTAGTGTTTAATATTGCAAGTATAAAGGTCCACCCCTGTCTGAAACTTCTCATTGAAGCTCAGACACTCAAATAATGTGTCAAGCTCAGGAGTATCCCAAACCTCATCACTATCAACAACAAACACAAAATCACATTCTAACTCTCTTGACTTATCAAACACAAAGTTTCTCTGCTCAGTATCCGATTGCCACACCCCCTCGTATAATCTAACTTTATTATCCTTGTCCTCGTGTTTAATAAAATGCTCTATCTTCTCCTTGACATTATCAATTCTGCTTAATAGTCTTTGCCCGTGAACATTAGGCCAGCTCTTCTCACCTAAGGCTATTAGAATATAATCTACCCTGTCATAAATAGAACGCATTGAATACTCAATGAAGTCAGCCCCATAAAAGATAGTATAATTAGCAGAGATTTTCATTTCCACCTTTCAAATAAATGTGTCTTATCTTTCCAATTTTCCCAAAACTCGTGCATTGGGCTTTGTTTCTCCCACCCTCTCTCAGTCTGAGAGGTTAGGTGTTGTAGGAAACAAGGTCCGGAGATAAGTGCTCTGTACCCATTCTCTTTAACCCCAAAACATATCTCAACATCATCTAGGTTGACTGGTATATGATAATCATAAATAGGTTTATATGCCTTAGTTCTCATTGCCATAGCGTATCCAACAAAGTAATCACAATCACCACTCTCTATTGGATCAAAAGGGTGGCCTGCATTCCACGGCTTTAAGACAATACACCCCTTAGGTCCAGTAATCCCAACAGTTTTATCCTCTAAAGCTGTAAGCATTGGTTGATACCACTTAGGGCCAACCATTGTATCGTTATCCAGAAAGATAGTAATATCGGTCTTAACGTGCTTTATTGCCTCATTTCTTGTTGCCGGACAACCAACGTTCTTTTCTTTAGTTATTAAGTCTGCCTCAGGAAACATATCCTCAACTAACTTTCCAATAGGCTCATCTGATCCGTTATCGGTAAACACAAGGTTAAAGGGAATGTCGGTATTTTCTTTTAACCGCCTTAAAAACTCCCTTGTCATCTCTAAATTGTTGTAAGCAAGCGATACTATAGTTATCATTTATCTAGCTCCTCCTTTCTAACTAATGGGTACTTCCCTTTATTAAACTTCTCCCACCCTTCCTCGTTAAGTTTTAGCCCGTGATGTCCAATATCAATACATTCTGCTATATTGGTATCGTCAATTAAGATTTTGTAGCCACTTTGTAGAGCTCTTTGGGCAATTTCTGTGTTATCAAAACCCATTCCGTCGTCGAAGAACTCCCACCAACCATTTAGCTTCTTAATAATATGTTTTGGTATACCTGCATAATTCATCTCAAAGTCATAAGGATTATCTGTTTCTCTAATCCCTTGAAACTTAACCCGAATATTACGCCAGGAGAACTTATTGATAATATCAGTGTTACCATCCCACCAATCTATCGTGTTTATCTTATTTGGCTCTATTGGAAACCAGTATTCGTCTACTGGAGCTAGTAGAGCGTTAGGGTTGTGCCTGTATAGGTCTACTAGGTTTTCTATCCCATTAAGCGGTATCCGGATAAAGTCTTGTAGATACACTAAGAGCTCACCCTGTGCCATTCTCCAACCCTTGTTATTAGCTCTAACTAACCCGTGCTTACGCTCATAAGTATTTAACGCTTTATCACCCAGAAAGTACCTTATTTTTAGTCCATACTTCTGGGCAAATCTATTAGCCACTAAACTTCTGTCCTTTCCGTAGTCATCTATAATTACCCAATCAAAATTCTTATATGTTTGCTTAGCAAGGTTAGCCGCCATTACATTCCACCACCCCTCACGCTTAGTAACTGTTATCACACTAACAAGAGGTTTGTTAATAGGCTTCTTAAACTCTTCAATCCATTTCTTAGCAATTATTTCCCAGTAATACTTACGGGCAAACTTCTTGGCCCTATAAGACTCTTTTTTCCAACGCTTGTGATCCCCCATTAAACTTAACAGCTCGTCCACATACTTTTTTTGTACCTCAATCTTCTTAATATCCCCGTCAATCTTAATTCCTGATCCAACTGTTTCTTTAAGTGCAAAAGAGTTCATTGTAACGGGAACCAAACCATCATTCTGCGCCTCTAGTGCTGAGATACAATTTATTTCTTCAAAGGTTGTTGGATATGCCCAAATACCGCAATCTTTCCTTATCCCCGCTAGTCTTTTCTTACCTATTCGCCCATAGTGTCTTATCCCTTTTTGGTTCATTAAAGCGTCAACACTTTTCTTCCATTGCATCCTTTCTGGATTGTTTCTACAAGCTATGTCAAACAAATCCCAGCCATAACAAATATGTAGTTCAGCATTTGGGTACTTAGCAATAATGTCTGGCCACATAAACAGTAGGATTTCTAAGCCTCTATCGTACGAGCTAGTCCAAAGTAAATTATGCCTCCGTAATTCCATTTGAGATTATATTAAACTTATCATCGTCTATTTTCTCACCAAAGGATCTATGATACTTTGACTTAACCATTATTCTGTCAATAGCTGGCAGCTTATCTAAGTAACTACTGTAGTGCCAAACGTCGTGCAGGTCTACTAAGAACTTCTTGCAGCTTATCTTATTAGCCATTGAGTTGTTGCGCCATTGAATGAAGATGTTAAACTTATCCCTATGGTTAAAGGTATGCCACGGAAGGTATAGTACCCCGTTTATCATAACTTCTTTTTCCGGATCACCATAAACTATAACCTTGTACCCATTTTTAACCCATTGTTCAGCTAAGTTAATAACTGCTGTTTCAGATCCGCCAATACCATAATTAACACTCTCTCCATCCCATTTCTCAAAATGATTGCCACCAAAGTTAGCAAAGTAGCAAATCTCATCTTTCTTCCATAATCTCGGTTGCTTATACTTATTGTAATACTTATTAAAGAATGGGAGCTTAATCATCTCTTGCGGTAGTGTACGAATTAAGTCTGGGATTATATTCTCCTTTTGAATGCTAATTAAATAATCAATCAATCTATGAGTATGTTCGGTAGCTAAATCCATTTCTTTTAGGTCAAACAAATAGTCCTCGTTCTGTTGGTTAGCTTTTGTGGGATTAACTTTATTAAGTAGCCTTGCTGAGTCGTATGCTTTGCGAACATTACGTTTAGCGTATAGGTAAAACTCTAATAGTAGTTCAGATGATAATACTTTAAGCTCTAAAATATTATTCATTCCCGTTCCCTTTTCTTTAGGGTCCATATTCATTCCAATCTTCATCCAATGCTCCATTTGTCTATACTCTTTTAAGTTAAAGTAAGCTCGTGCTAGATGTAAATAAAGTAACGGGTTATAGGGGTATTCTTTAAGAGCCAAGTGGAGAAGATCGGCTGCTTGCTTGTGCATTTTAAGGTATCCCAAGCACCTGCTCATTAGTTGATAACATAATGCTCTTTCCTGATCCCATCCAGACTTACTAAGGTACTCCTTCCCCATCTCAATACACTTTTTCAGTATTACACCATCGTTCTCTTGCTCGGCATATATTTTCATTAAGTATAATATGGTTCTTGGATCAGCTTCACCCTCTTTGCGCTCATCCTCTAGCTCTTTTTCTAATAGCCTAGTATTTCTTGCTGTTCTCTCTGCCATTTTTTCCTCTGAAATATCTCTATCAGCGCCCAAGTGCAACCAAGCTATCGGATATTCTTTTGAATATGAAACTTCCGAATATTTATAGTTTGTGTCTACTGGAACCGGTGTTTCGTGTATTCTCTTCTTCCATACAATAGATCCCGGCTTAATCAACCTTTCTCTATAGTGAGTAATCTCCTGCTCTACGAATGTTTTTAATGATGGCTTACCATCAAACTTTGCTCCATACCAATATTCAAAAAATACTGTGTCAAAGTTCTTTTGTTTAGCCGCCCTAGCGATTTTAGGTAATAACTCAGCGTTGATAACCACATCATCAGAGTCTAACCATATATAGAAGTCGGCATCCTCTCTTACCTGTGAGGCGCAAAAGTTTCTTTGGGCAGCAAAATCATCATTCCAGGGTAGGTGGAAGTGCTTTAGTTTAGGACTAGAGCTACAGTAAGACTTAGTTTTAGAATATTCCTTATGATTTGTTGTGATAATTACCTCATCTACATAGTCAATAACAGACTTAACCGCTTCTTTTAGCTTAGATAACTCCTCATCCCCCTTAACTATAATACAACAAGAGATAATCATATCTTATTAGCCATTTTGAAAAGTGGATACTTCTTAACTAACTTAATATAATCATCTCTGTTATTCAGTTTGTAATTGGGAAAGACTTTTCTCATCATGTGATAAATCGGTAAAGGAAACGAAGCCAAACTCCTGCCAGTCTTTTGCTGTACTTGGCTTTTTATTGATAACTCTGCTTTCTTGTACTCTGCCCTGTCATCATACCATTGTTTTGCTTGTTTAGGGTACAAGTCCTCCCAAACTGCAATCAATATATTCATCATCTTTTCACCGGCTTTTGAGAATGGATCAGTTGGTTGACCTAAACGAATAAACATATCGGAGATTACTTTAGAAGCGATAACAGCAAGTTGTGGTAATACCTCATAGTCGCTCAATCTAAGATTGACCATTACCTAAATATATCAGTTACTAAATAATTTGCAACCACGAAAAAGGGGAGGCACGTCTGCCTCCCCATAGTCGTTTGTATATACTGAGTATTACAAAGTATTAGCGTATCCGGTACGCTTAACTGACGCTTTCTGGTTGTACGAAACCAGCGTAAATTCAGTAATATAAACACCATTTTCTCGGTCGCCATCCTTCGCTCTTTCTTCCCAGTGAGGTTCACCGGTTTTTACTAAGAATGAGTGTTCAAACAAGTCCTCTCTAACGCCCAACACGCAAAGAGAACCAGCAGTTTTTCTCATATCTTTGTGAGCAATGATTTTGACGGTTTGGCCTACTTCAGAATCGTATACACGAACCTCAGCAGTTAGACGTTTGTCTTCTGCATTTTGATTACGAGTAAGATTGGTTCCAAATTGAGCCACTCGGCGCTTTACGACAACTGGAGCAACAAGTACATCCATAACATAAGCACCACCAACCTGATCCCAGGATTCCTGGACAATGTCATTCAACTCGGTTTCGGAAAATGAAGTTCCAGAAGCACGGGCTGTAACATTGGTTGAGATACATCTCTCAATACCAGCCATTCCACGGGCAGTATCGGTAGCACCAGCAGCTAAAGAGCCGTTGACAGTCGCATATTCCATCTCACCCTTGAGCCGTCGTAATGCACGTTCTTTTTCAGTTCCCATTGCATCCTCACCGGTAACACCAGCAATAGAAGCACGAGTACGAGAAAGACGCACTGGGGCATCAAGAATAACGGTCCGGTTATTACTACGTTCCTCAACTTGTAAGTCGGGGTAAGAAGTACTAGCACCTTCGATTTCAGCATCGATAGATGTTGGCCGTTCCTCGTGAAATAGATTCCACTCATGCAATGTATTCATTGCAGGAGGGGCAACACCTAAATTCGACACAAAGTAAACGTCCTCAACAGGCGAAATGTCCTTCAAAACATCCAAAACGGACTCTCGAAGTTCAAGTCCTGGAGTAGTTCCACCTTGTGACTGATATGTGTCTTTTCCAAAAGTCATTGTTATTCACCTCCTTTCTATAACTTAAAATGTTTGCTTGCTAATACACCAAGCTGTGTCGTATAGATTAAAACCTTGTGCTCAGTTTATAGTGGGAGCATCACACTACTATACTATGGGTATTTTGTGATAAGTAATTAGGAGGTTTGCAAGTGTTATTGTCCGATACGTCGTAGCTTTTCAGCCAGAGCACCTCTAACACCACGTCTTATTTTGTCTTGAAGCTCTTTGTCTTTGGCTTCTTTGTAGTAACCAACCATTGCTGAGGACTTTGGTCTGGTAGCGTTGATCTGTGCTTTTTGATTATCAGTCTCCTGCTTTTGAGCTTTTTCTGATTTTTTCATATCATTATTAACATATAACTTTTGATGCCATTTTTCCGCAGCTTCCATTGGGTTCTCTTTACCCTTCATCATCTGGTCGATTAACTCATTTCTAACAACATCATAGAAGTCCTGATTAAACTCTTCGCTTTCTGGGTCAAGTGCGGGAAACTTAGCGTGTACCTTGCGCATAATCTCGGTTTTTCTAGCTCCCTCTTGAGCTGATTGTACCCTAATTGCGTGTTCCTCAGCCCTTTTCGCTCTTTGTTCTGCACCAGTAGCTCTTTGGTCCATATTTTTGAGCATAGCTAAGAGCTTGTTTCCATCTAAATAACCATCTTTGTCCATCATAGACTTAAAAGCAGCGTCAATATCCTGCTGCTCTAGGTTTGCATACTGATTTGCTGAGGGGGCTTTGTTTATCGGAGCCTCATATCGTTGTTCTACAGATGGAGGAACTTCATTTGGGGTTAAACTTTCCAATACGTTCTGTAATTGGTCGTTTTTTTGTTTGAGTTCTTTATTAGATTGAGTTAGTTTTTCAAATTGTTCGCTAGTACGATCTTTAACTTCCTCTTTCGGCGCCTCTTCTACTAGCTCTTCTTGAGGTTTTGATTCAACTATTTCATCAGTCATATAATTAAATATATCAAACTGCTTCTTTTTGTCAAGCAGTTAGTAACTTATATAATTCGCCTAGTCTTTGTCCGGTATAAACAACACCACACGAACATCTTAACTCTCCATTTACAAACTTGATATTCTTATGATTGCATTTAACGAACTCAATTTTCTTAGATTCAGAAAAGGCTTTATACTTTTCGTTATCTTCCTGTAAGTTAAGTGGTGGCAGTTTTTTTGTTTGTTCCGAGTCCATAATCTTTTTTAGGATTGTTTATCTGCTCTGCAATGTTCCTAGCCATCTTATCAGCTTGTTCAAGCATATTAAAGATTTCCTGATAAGCCATTGCTCTACCGTATTGCTCTGAGTATTGTTTGTGAAATTCCTCTACTGTTTTAGCCTGTGACGGGTCCGGCCATTTGTTGTTGAATGCCGCCATTAAGATTGGCTTGAGGTGGTTGAGGTAATCCTCCTGCTTGGCCAGCCTGGAGAGGCCCTCCCATCTGTTGAGGGTTTCCTTGAGTTTGATTAAGCGGTTGTCCATTTATTTTTGTGAAATATCTCTCAGCTCCCTTTAAGCCCGTATCCTCAAAGCTGTCTACTAATAACTGTTTTGTATTAGGAACCCAACCTTGACCTGCTAATAATTGTAGCACGTTGGCATTACTTGTCAAGAACATCATAGCTTGTTGTCTTGCCTTAATTAACTCCTCACTTGCACCTGTAGCCATAGAGCGCACATCTGGGATGTAATCATAGGTGCCCACCAGGTCACCAGGAGTTGCAGCCAGATCAGCCATATTTCCGACATCTGAGATAATAAGTTTCTTTTTAATCTTCAGTTTAGTTGGGTCTTTCTCGTTAGGGTTAAGAACCACAGGATACTTAGGAATACTTGCTGTTTCATATAAGGTTGACAGCTCCACGTCTGAGATATCAGGATTGCGGTCTACAATGTCAGTAATCATTTCCATAGCTTCAGGTGGAACCTCGGACTCATCAAGCCCCATTTGTTTGTACTGGTCGTACTTATCCTTGCCTACAATTTTAATTATGTGTTCTGTCTTCTCAGGATCGGCAAATAAGAATTGTTGATTATTAGATAACCACATCATCATAATATCTTTTAAGAACTCACCTAAGTCATTTTGGTTCTTCTGATCCCGCATATTTTGTTGTCTAACCGAAGCTCTAATCTCAGTAGCTGTTTTGTTGTCGGTTGAGAACGGATCAACAGATGACGTTCCTTGACTAAGATCTCCCATTGCTATATTAAACGCAGCCACTAGGGCCTGATAGGTTGTCTGAAAGTATTGTAGTGAGCCGCTCCCGCTAGTCATTTCAGTAACAGCATCTGGTCTATCAACTAACCATTGAGCTTCCGGACCATATAGTATAGTTTCAATTCTAGCAGCGTTTTCTATAATCTTTAATGGGGGGCGCATCTTGTGAATAACCTCATCCATATAAGAACATACGACAGCCTGTATCGCTTTCCATAATGGGATAACACACTCTACCTCACTCTCTCCTAATGGGTCGTCTTGTAAAGGATAATATCTAAGCTGTGCTACTGGGATTTGTCCGTGTTTATATGGGTTAGCAATATCTCTGAGTATTAAGCCATAGTCAGGTGCATAAGTAACCCACCTGTCAGTGCGGTATTCTGTAACGATCATCACAACTGGGAAAGCCATATCCTCACCAGTTCTATCCTCTAATCCTCTTAATTGTTTAACTCTTGACGTATACTCTTTACTTCTACTGGCTGAGTGTTTTTGTCCTAACTTTTCAGAGATTCCATTTTTTAACTTATCCAAGTTCTTAAATATGGGCTTACCATTAGTATCAACCTGTGCTTCTAAGTCCTCCATGTGTTCCCACGTTCTGTGTTGAAACCACTTAGCATCCTTAATATGTGTGCAGGTCGGGTCTAATCCACAATCTCTAATGTCTAACGGCACAATATCATTACCATCAAACAATACCTCATCACCATCAGCCTCGTATCGCCACTTGACTAACACAAATTTAGATTGGTAAAGTCTAGCATCCATATCACAAATACCAATCTTAGTGAGCATTGAGCCGCTTTCGTTAGCGTTGTCCCATTGAAATTCAAGAATAGCATTGTTGATAGCAGCTCCAACCATATCGCCACCCTCTCTTGGAGATAGGCTACCTCTGAGTTTAGAGTTGATAAGTCTAGCGTTCTTTTCAATTAGAGTTGTTCTAATTCTCGGATCGGTAATCTTAGTTTCATAAGGCCAGTCGTCGGGTAGCTTGCCGTAGTAGGCATCGGTAATATCATTCCACCCATTAACCCTAGTCGTTCTCTTCTCGTTGTCTTGGGTCCACATTTCATAATGTTGGGATAGCTCCTTAAGGATTTTAGATTTCTCCATGTTTACATCATATAAGAACAGGTAGGTAGGTTTTCAACATAATATATCAATTTAACCCCGTCTGGTTTATGTCTTAGTTTCAATAGGTCCGGCAAATAGCAAATGTTATTTTGCTCGGCTATGTTCTTGCATTTGGAGCACACCCGTACAAACTCTCTCTCATCCTCATCTACTGGAATATAATATGCTGGAAGGTCTTTGGTTTGTTTTTCTTGGCACACCTGACAATACCACTCATTCAGCTCCTCCATTACTAACCCGAAGTTACGACCACCGTGTTTGCTCCAGCCGTACATTTTCTTAGTAATAGTGACTTGAGTTACCCTATAGACCATTTTTTTATCTTGGCTTTGTTGCTTTGAACTATTAACGGCGCTTCTTGAGAGAGAAATCCTGAGTCTATGTTAGCGAAATAATATTCTAGTGCTCTCATTGCATGACTCCATTTGTCGTGTATTGGTATTTCGTTGCTTTGATTAACTACAGTTTCTTTCTTAGTTGGATAACGATAATTAAGGATACAGTCCCTAACGTGTTCGGCCCTTGTTTTGTCTACAAATAAAGACCTCATATACTTGTGCGTTATTCTTATTTGATCAGGTATTCTCAGTCCGTCTAGTGTGCGTATGTGTATTCCGTGCTTTGCATACTCGTCTATCGGGCTGGTATTGGTTGTTATTGATCTTGCCTTCCCCGCTGCATCTCCGGTTATTAGCTCTGGTGTTTTATATGGTTTAGCTCTTATTACTTGTATGAAATGATTAACGTCTCCGTCGCTTGCCTCATAAGCATCTATTATTCTAAACTCACCCTTATATGGTTGTATCCAAATAAGTGAAGTTGGATCATTAACTCCAAAGTCTATTGTTAAGTGAAGAGGTAAATAAGGGTCGTATTCTACATTAGTAAAGTTCCCAATCATATCCCACTCACGATATACAATACCAACTGGCTTAACATACTCAGCCATTATTTCCTGTTGGTAGTAGTCCTCACCCATTTGCCTGTACTCGTTCTCTAGTGCTATCAATTCCTCTCTGTCTAACTCTGGGTTGTCGTGAGAAGAGTAGTGAAACGACTTGAAAAGCCCAGAGTTCTCTAACTTATACATCCCTCTAAACCCTTTTGGAGTTCCGGCAACTATTACCGGTGCTTTATGAACAATAAGATTTGGTCTGATAATTGTTGGGTAAATATCCTCTTCCCAATCGTCGTACTCATCGAGTCCTATTGCACCCCAGTTAGATATACCTCGCAAGGCTTCTTTGTTTTCTACTCCTAGTAATTGAATCTTCCCGTCGCCTGGTAGTTTAATTGAAAGCTCAACCTCATTCTTTTTGTAGGTCACTCCCTTAGTTTTAAGTTCTAAAAGTATTCTAGCAACGTGATCATCCCACGCTATGTTCTTTGCCTGAGTTCTGTTTGGAGCAACATAAGGACATACAAGTTTTGTCTTAAAAGCCATCTCGAATAACCAGGATACAATGAGTGAGGTTTTTCTGAACTTACGACCAGCTCTTAACAGAACAAATCTATCCCCACTATCTAATGAGGCTAATACTTCCTTCTGTTTTAGATGAGGTTTAGTTGGGGCAAAGACATTGACAGATACATCTTTCATTCACCACGGCTAACGTTTATATTTATCTGTTGTAGAGTTTGTTCTTTATTACCTGCAAAATACTCACCAGCCTTTACTACTTGGTCAATCCGTTTTTCTTTTGGAATTAACTCTAATAACCTGTCATCCACTGCTACAATGCCTTTTTTTTTCTTTAACTGTCTCATATTGATAAAATCTGCTTCAAACCGCTTCAATCCCTCTGGAGTG